GTTTCCCAGTCACGATCGGGCGCGGAGTGCCCGACATTTGCTTGCCTGTACCCCGGGGTGGCTATCACGGGTTTTACCTTGAGATGAAAATAAAGCCGAACAGGTTGAGTCTCGAGCAAAAGCGTTACTTGGAATTTCTGAAATCTCAAGGCTACCATACCGATGTTGCCTGGAGCTCGGAAGAGGCGATAGATAAAATTGAAGCATATTTAGAAATGGGGGAGTGATGAAATCTGAACAGTGTGATTTGTGTACGCAATACCCGCTTCCAAGAAAGGTTAGCAATCCTCGCAAGTGTGCGTTTGGGAAGGATGGTGCTTTTCAAAGCGGAAATTGGAACTGTGCAACGATGGGTACTCTTCGTGACATTGCTTGCAAGAAATTCGGAGAGTTTGAAAACCGCATCGTCTTTGCATGTCGGGATGATTCTAGTGCGGGGAGTCTTGGAATAGTTTCTCTGCCGGATGACCTGAGTGTGCGCGGTTACCTGGTGATGAACTGGTACAAAGACCGCGGGCGCACTGACAGGGCGTATATTATGAATGAAGACGAAGACCCACGGCCGATTACACTGAAAATTGCAGAAGAGATCATTGACAGGTGGAGAACCCATGCCTAGAAATATCAGTTTCAGCATGACCGCAGATAAAATTCGCGATAGGACTAAGACCGTTACTCGCCGTCTGGGGTGGACATTTTTGAAACCTGGAACAGTTCTCAATGCCTGTGTAAAGTGCATGGGATTAAGGAAGGGTGAGAAAATCGAACGAATTTGTCAGATTAAGGTTGTGTCGGTACGGAGGGAGTTCTTGTATCAAATAGGTCTAGAAGATGATGGGGTAGCTAAAGAAGGGTACCCCGAAATGCGGCCGATTGAGTTTATACGAAAATTCAGCGACGCAATGAATTGTCACTCTAGGACCAGGGTTACGCGCATTGAGTTCGAGTACGTCTAAACTGTTTGATGTCGAAATCGAAATAACAAAGATGTGCGATTGCTGCGAAGGCCGGGGCCATCATGGAAACCCGCACGTCATGAAGGATCTCTGCCTTGCGTGCTACGGCAGGCGGACGGTACACAAAAGCAAAGTAGTTCAGCGATGCAAAAATTACCAGAATTTGGAAGACTGATGCAATACGATCGAGCGATGGAAATAGCAGAGTCTTTGTGTGACAGGCTGCAACCGTACTGCGATAAGATCGAGATAGGCGGCAGCTTGCGGCGCGGCAAATCCCATGTAAAGGATATCGAAATTATCTGTATCCGAAAAACTGCTGTTCTATCATCATTCATCGGAGAGATTGCCAAGCTAGGAAACCCATCGAAGGGTCAGCCACTTGGAAAGTACATGCAGATATCACTTAAAGACCATCCTATAAAGCTAGATTTGTTTATGTGTTACCCCGACAATTGGGGATTGATCTACTTCATAAGAACGGGATCTGCTGTCTTTGTTAGAAATACGATGATAGAATTGCAGTCCAATAATTGGCACTGCCGCGGCGGATATATGTATCGAACGGAGCAGCCGCAGAAAAAAGTTGTCACAGTTACAGAGAAAGAAGTTTTTGAACGTGCGGGAATTTCTTACTTACATCCGAAGGATAGATCATGATGTCACTACGAGCACAATCGTCAATCGTTTCAATACTAATCCTGGTACTTATGGCTGTTGTATTCTACGTAGTCATGGGCTGTGCGAGGCCAGGCGCGATGTTTCGCGCGCAGCATGAACAGAAAGACTACGTTCCAGCAGTAGATGAGGCGCGATCTTTATTCCATAAACTTGATTCGACGCGGGTTGAGGTCAACGATCATTATGCAGGTTCGCCTTTGAGTATCGTTATGTACGGACCATCAGCTGCAGACACAACAGTCTATCAAATTTTTCATCTAACCATAAAGTAAGGGAGTGTGTTGGCTATGAACAAAGAAAAGAGTGGTCACCGCAGGTTTGATGCAAGCAAGACACCAGAGGAAAACGCGGCGAATCGTCCGAATTTTGATGCTGCTTATCAGAAGCAACTGGCGAATGAGCCAAGGTTTGTGTTTCTGACCGACAGCGATGCCGGCGAATTTACGGCTCTTAGCCTAGTTACATCAATGGGTGTTATCGGTATGCTGAATTCATTTGACGATAAGGGTGAAGTCGTCAAATTTGAGCCTGGCGATCTTGACCCTGGATGTTGGGCCCATTTCGTCACTGATAAGGGTTCCATTTTCCCGATTCAGCGCGTCGATGGGATGTCGGTTCTTGAAGTGAACGAAGTAGGGGTAGTTACTGACGTAGAATTGGTGTAACCCGTGACCCTATGCCGTAGTAGGTAAGTTACGGCGGCCTTCATCCCGTGGTCAGGTGAGGACAAGACAGAGGCAAAGCGACGATACTAGTCAAAGCGTGAGCCGGATCCACCAAACGGGATGCGATATTGACCACTAGCTCAACGGCAGAGCAAGCGGCTGTTAACCGCTAGGTTCCTGGTTCGAATCCAGGGTGGTCAGCAATGGGCCTTCGGCACAGCGCCGGATAAGGGGGGTAATTCAAAGACTAATTGCCTTTGAGAAGCATGTCCGTGAATCTCAGAACCCGAAAGTTGACTAACTCCCTCGCTCGTTAAGAGTAAAAAGTCAGCGGGCCCGCCAATTTTTTTATTTGGAGAAACCAGGATGAGAAAGTACAGCGAAGAAGAGCTGAAAACCTATTGGATGGCAAGATGCCCTGAATGCGGTTGGAAAGGACTTGCTTGCGATTGTGGTGGCGGTCAACCAATGGCCGATTGGGGTGATTACGATGATTGTACTTGCCCTCAATGCGGTGAAGTAGTCGAGGATGTTGATTGGGAGGGTTTTTCTTTGTCTAGACACGTAAAATGGATCTGGCGTGCTTTGACTTTTTGGGTTTGGCGCCGCAATCGGAAAGCAAATAAGGCAGAAGCGGAATGGCTCGCTGACATGGAAGCAAAGATGAGAGAGGAATCAGCATGAAAGATTTAACCAAGTTTTGCAAGAAATGTCCCGCAGCTGATTTCAACGTTTTGGGTAGAAGGGGAATCTGCAGGCTGGATCCATCGATGAATCGCAGGATTAAAAAGGATGATTGGTGCATGCAGCATCCGATGCGACAAGCAGCGTACCAGGATAGTATAGCACGCTTGAGGCAACAATGACAGAAAAGGGGGTTCAGTATCTTTTGCATCAGCTCACTATGTGGCGAAAGAATCACACGGTAGCGACTCCAAACGTTTCTTTATTCGGTTGGGAAAGTGACTTGATAAGCGTTACGCCAGCTGGCTACGCCCATGAGTTCGAAATCAAGCTGTCAAAGTCTGACTACCGACAAGATTTCAAGAACAAGAGATATCGTCATCAGGTGCTAGGGCAGAATGGGCATAGAAGGTGTCCGGCGTACTTCTGGTTTGTGATTCATGGTTTCGAGCTGCCGATAACGGAGCCGCCAGACTACGCTGGTTTGATAGTGTGCGAAAAGGTACAAGCCTGGCGCTACTCCGACCGGGACGAGGAATATCAGCACAGGCTGTTTATAGAGAAACCCGCGCCGAGGATATCCAAAACGAAGATTAGCGACCGTGAGTTGTTGGAATTGCATAGGGCTCTTGGTCGTAGGTTTTGGGCATGGGTAGGACAAAAGGAATACTTCTTTGAATCATCTTGACCTTTTCAGCGGTATCGGCGGATTTGCTCTAGCCGCACGTTGGGTTTGGGGCAAGGCTCATAAGCCCATATTTTGCGAGATTGAAGAGTTCCCGCGTAAGGTGCTAAGAAAACACTGGCCGGAGGCGGTCATTCACAAGGACATCAAAAAACTTGATGGTCGACAATATGCAGGAACAGTTGAACTTATTACCGGAGGATTCCCCTGTAAGCAAACATCGCTTGCGGCTCAGATTCAAGGATCGCGTCACGGATTGCAGGGAATTGATAGCTCGCTGTATTGGGAATTGCACCGAATCATCGATGAGTCAAGACCAATTAACGCAATTATCGAGAATGTTATGGGTGTGGGGTCGTGGGCCCGTGAAATCTCGGATTCTTTGGAGAGCATTGGCTACACAGTTTCCCGATTTGAATGTAAGGCTTCGGATTTTGGCGCGTATCATTCGAGAAGGCGGGTGTTCTTTATTGCCAACTCCAATGGCGAGAGATACGAGATCGCCGGGCCGAGTCGCAGAGCATCGATTAGAAATGAAGCGTGGGCACAACCTCCCCGAAACGCTTGGCGAACCAGCAACACCCGAACTTTACGAGTGGCTAATGGGGTTCCCTTCGGGCTGGACAGAATTAGAGCATTGGGAAACGCTGTAGTTCCCCAAGTGGCTTACCACATCATGAAAGGGATAGATGATCAGGCATGACGACATACCCGAGTCCTGGCGCAAGTTCTATCAGGCAAAGGGGGTACTGGATTTTGCTACCGACCTGCATGAAAACGGTTCGGAGTCGGTCGGGGAGGATTATTTACGGCACCAGGCAGCAAAGGTCAAGCGGCTACGGGAAGAGGCCGAACAAGTAACTTTAAGGATAGCATCTGTTTCGAAACGTACGGGGTGAAAGAAGTAAAATGGAAGACGGAATGAGAGTTATTGGACGTGATTTGTTGGGGTTTGTTCGAATGTTTGTATTCTTCGTACTGTCTGCCGGCTGGTTTTTCTCGCTGGTTGCATACCGAAAGCCAGACCAGGACATGAGCGGAATCACTATGTTTTTGATTGCGGCGGGATCTTCGTTTGGGTTAATCGGACTGCTGATTTTCTGGTTTCAAAATGCTATCTTCTCGTAATATCGATAGGTGGGCAAGGGAATATCTTGATTCAGTGGACGATCTGAGTATCGCAAGACGAGCTCTAAGACTTGCTCGAGAGTACCTAGCCCAAAGGCGTGAGCCCATCGATCGAGAGTATTTTGATAAGACGGTCCGCAGGACGGAGTTTTTAATCAGAAATTTTGGAAAGAAGAGATGAGCCGATATACCGATAACCCGCAGCAGGCGCAAGAGCGTGCTATTGAACATGAGATGCAAATTCTCGATGAGCATATCAAGTCGTACTGCCTTGCCGTGGATGGGAAGATACCGACACACGATGAATGCAGAGAGCACGGCAAATTTACGCATCTTGCGCTTGGTTATCGGGTCTTCGAGTGGAAAGGCAAGCCTGCTTTCAGCAACAGGATGTTTTCAATTTGCGGAACGAAAGGCGATGAAGTGATAATCGCGAAAGGTAACGGCAAGCCATGAGTAATATTATTCTGTGTCAAGTTTCCCCCCTTGAACAATCGCAGAAGTTTGAGGAATCTGGGGTTGTGCAGGAGTCGGTATTTTATTGGCTTAGGGATTCATTTAGCCTGTCTGGTATTCATGAAAAGCCGCAAGAGTGGCGCTTATTTCTTGCAAGAGAAGCTAACGCAGCTTACCGAGATTTAACCGATGGCTATTCAGCCTATACCGTGGCTGAGTTGCAGGAGATGTTTTTGGATAGAAGCCACTACGGCAAGGCTGCTCAGCTTGCTGATGTTCTCATTAGTCTTATTGAATCGGGTTCGGTTGGCTATTCAATTAAAGAAGTCAACCAGCGTTTGCGGATGTTTCATGAATGGAACGATGAAAACTAGAAAATCAGTTGAGTTCCCTGCGTGGGATGAACAGAAATGCCGGCCAGTATCGCCTATGCCGCTATGTTTCGTGTGTGGACATGATGAGCTCGGGATGTTGGATTACAACAAAGTGGTCTGCTATCGTTGCGGAGCCAGCTGGTCGAAGGTGAACAAGTACTGGAATCGAGATCATGCTGAACAAGCATTCCTTGTGTTCGAGTGCTTTGGCGGCCCCCGGGACGGCGCGTATTTGAGGCTTACGCCTGAACAGGCGCAGGCAGAAGTCGTTGTTACGCCGCATATAATGCCAGTGGGAGTAACACCGCCAGGTGATGCGAAAGTTTTGCTTGACTACTACAAAATTGATCACACGCACAAACGCTTAGTGTTCGAAAGGACGGCAACGGTATGATCATCAATGCAAATAGCTTGCAGTTGCCGATTGCCGATAAATCTGTGCAGTGCGTGGTAACATCTCCGCCTTATTGGGGGCTCCGGGATTACGGAAAAATAAACCAGATTGGTCTTGAGTCTTCTCCTGAAGAGTATGTAGAGAGCATGTTGAAAGTGTTTTCGGAAGTATGGCGGGTTCTTAAAGATGACGGTACATTGTGGTTAAATTTGGGAGATACATTTGCTGGCAGTTGGGGCGGCATGAGCCACGAAGTCAACGGCAAAGCGAAAAGGATGGGTACAAATAATAGGCCTCCGCAAAGTTTTACAACTAGCAAACCAAAACATGGTGTAAAGCGTTACGGTCCTGCAGTTGGTCGGTGTAAGCCAAAAGACCTAGTGGGTATACCCTGGCGCGTCGCATTTGCCCTACAAGCTGAAGGATGGTATTTGAGAAGTGATATCATTTGGGCAAAGCCGAACCCTATGCCAGAAAGCGTGAGGGACAGGCCGACAAGAAGTCATGAATACATTTTCCTGCTTACGAAAAACCGTAGATACTATTACGATCATGAAGCGATAAAGGAGCCTGGCTCTTGGGACACAGAATCTCGGCAGAAAAGAGCGAAGTTAGGTCATAAATCGATGCCTACAGAGAAAAGAAACGGCATCCGTCCGAAAAAAGATAAGCAGCGCGGCCATGGCCGCCGTCATTCTGGTTTCAATAACAGATGGGACTCGATGACCAAAGAAGAGCAGTGCTCAGTCATGCGAAACAAGCGGTCGGTATGGAATGTAGCCACAAAACCATACTCCGGCGCTCATTTTGCCACGTTCCCCGTTGATCTCATAGTACCTTGCATTAAGGCGGGATCCCGAGAAAACGATATTGTTTTCGATGTTTTTGGTGGCTCCGGCACCGTCAAAGAGGCAGCCGAAAGGCTAGGCAGGCGCGCTGTTGTGACGGAATTAAATTACGAATATTGCTTGCTTGCAAAAGAGCGATGCGTTTCTGATCAAATTTCAATGTTTTTGAAAGGCTAATGACATGAAATGCAGCTGTTGCGCTGGTGATGGGTGGTACCTAGATCACTCGGACGCACACCACAAGGCACCGGCATCCGAGGCCGAAAACTGCGAAAAGTACGGCTGTCCTGTGCAGCGTCAATGTGAAAAGTGCAAAGGCACGGGAGAGGTATGATGGATGAAATAGAACTTAGTCTAGTTGAGTATATGAACGGTCTTTGCTCCGCGCCGAAGGATTTCAGCAAATGCAAAGATTGCGGGGGGGTCGGAATGGTCCCGCTTATGTGCTGCGATGGTCGGGATTGCGGATGCGCAAACCTACCCTATGACTTCAAGCCCTGCAATTGCGGAGCAACACAGCCTACAGAAAAACAGATACTTAAATGGCATACGGGTGACGTGAATGTCTGATTCGAACGGTAAATCCAACGGGCATACTCCGCTTACCAAGAACGGACCGATGCCACTATGGGATAAGCTAGGCATCGAGGACCGGCTGCCCGAAATCGAAGAGTGGTACAAGGCAGGGGCGACAGATAAGGATGTCTATGATAAACTTGGAGTTAGCAAGTCTACGTACAACAAATGGAAGGGGCAACACCCTGGACTTCTTAGCCTCCTAAAGAGAGGAAAGTCGGTTGCAGATCAGATGGTAATCAATGCGCTCTACCACAAGGCAACGGGTTACTCATTTGAAGAGGATGAACTGTTTCACTACCAGGGGAGCGTAACGAAGGTTCGAGTTCTAAAGCACGTACCGCCCAGCGACACGGCTATGATCTTCTGGTTGAAGAACCGACTGCCGGAAGAGTGGAAGGACCGTATCGACTTCAACCACGTCAAGCGCCTAGAGCTCGTCAAAGTACTGGCATCTCTTGAGGGTGAGGATGCTTTGAAATACATTGAAAGTGGAGAAATTGAGAAATGAAACGAGATGCAAGTCTTAGGTTGACCGATTCTGATAAGCAGGCGGCCAAGCAAGCTATTTTAGGCAGCCACCAAGGCGTAGTTCGAGATGATGGTTCTTTGTGAATTATTCTTGCAGTTGCGAGTTCGCACTATAACGGAAAAACGGGCAAGGAACATATTTACAGAGCTGGAAATGCGATTGCTGAATGGCTTGGGTTGGGTTCATGGGTCGATATAGTCGTCATGCAGGATCCAGAGCGGGTAAGTGAATTTAAAGAAATGATTATGAGGGCTGAATAATGTGTGACTGCGACCTGGACCCCGTAAACTTCTGCTGTTGGACTCACGGCACCGACATCACGATGGCAGATTATACCGATGACTGTTGCGGGTATTGCGATGTCATTGATTGGGCCGAAGATGAGTACTACGGGCAGGACTACGAAGATTATTCAGATACAAACTTAACCGAAGGGTGAGACTATGACTTTGAAGAAGGTTTATTCATGCGATATCTGTACTATTGATAAGCCACAGCATGTTATGCTCGGATTGAAGATATATCAGTCAAGCAAAATCAAGATAGTCGAGGTTCACGAAGCCGATCGACATCTCTGCACATCCTGCCTGCAAGAGCTTAAGGATCTATCGCCGAAGGACGAACGATGAGCACAAAACTAACTATGGCCGACATTATCAAGGCTATGGACAGTCCTGCGGTCAAGAAACTCAAGTGCATCAACCCCGATGGCAAGCCGTTCTACCTGCTCGGGCTCGAGAAAGGCACAACAGGCATAGCTGACATGCCGCAGGATCAGTTCGACCTGGCGCGCAGTACAGCCGCAAAGGTGCTCGAGGAGCAGGGCCCCGACAGCTACATGAAGCGGATGCACGAAGAAGGCCACGTATTCATTGCAGTTTACTTGGAAGGACTAGAAGATGAGCAAGAACCCTAGCCTGGAAACGTTGTTAGCTGATTGGAAAAAGCCGGAGTTACCCATTATTTCGAACTTCATTGAGCGCTGCTATGTGAACGGGTTGACCCCTGCAGAAGTAGCTGCAAGGCTGAACAAGTCACGGTTTTTCAAGATGGTTACGATCACTGAAGAGGACTATCAGAGGCTAATTGTCATCGAGGTACGGAATAATGATCGCCATTTCGGTGTGATGTTCAACGACTTTATGGAAAACCGCAACCTTGTGTCGCTATCCGATTACGAGATCATCGAGGCTGAATGCCTGCATCGAATGGGGGTGGCAAGTGAGGATTAGAATACAAGTTGGCGGCGGAGCAGTCTTGCTTTTCATCATCTTGATTTATGTCGTTATTGCCGTACTATTCAAATAGGAGCGTACAATGAAAGGTGATGAAATTCTTTTAGCTGAATACAAGCGATTAGCAGTCCAGCTGGTCAAGGCTACGGCGGGCATAGTCACCCTGCTGTTGACTATTCATGTTGTTATTATCACGTTTTTCGACTCAAGCGAACTGCGTGACCAAACCCAGGAGGATATCGCCACGGCCGACACACTGATGAAAGATTTAACCTGCATCGAGAAAAAGATAGGGGAAATTCAGGAGCAATGCGATAGAAGCTGGCACGTATTTGAGCATGACGTTCGTGGCCACAAGACATACTACATTGTCGTTCCAGTTGTAACGCAAAACGATTCGATATGGAGCGTACCATGAAGGGTGAAGCAAGGGCCAAGCTAGCCGAACACCACCAGGAACTCATCAAACGCGCCGATCTGCAGCTGCTGGTGGCGATCATAGAGAACAACGGCGGCAAGTATCCGACTGGTAAGGATGAACTCAAGCGCAGGATGCTAGGCGAAGTCACACGCTTTCATGAGACTGACATCATCCGCACGTTCTACCTGGATGGCAATATGATACTCTCGCAGCGAATCGACTTCCTGACCGGCAATATCCGTTCATATGGATCTTCACCAGACACGCTATGAACAAGCTGATGATCATCAAGGCCATTAAGGCCATCTCCAAACACAATGGCAGCATGCCGGCCACCCGGGAAGAGTTCTTCAGGCGGGCCCATTTGGTCAAGATAAAGCCCGATCTGGTGGTCCTGACGTGGGACGGTTGCGCGATCGAGATTTTAGAGGTAAATCCTGGCACGATTTTAAGTCACAAATCGACCTACGGGGGATAAACCCATAAATACCAATAGCCTGGCCCGTGAAACTATACCCCTAAGATACCCCTAGCTAGGGGCTTACGTGTTTTGCAGGGATAGGTGCTTGTTAATACATAGCCTGAGTCCATGAAAGTAAAATTTCGCAGTGTCTAAAAAATAGCTGTTTTCCGACTGAACCATACCGAAAAACAGTATGTTGAGGGTTATGCAAAGTGTTGCACAGCGGAATTTCCATCTGGCCCAGGTCTTTGTTTTTATTGAGCCGTAAGGGGCATCGATACCCCTAGCTAGGTCCTAAAGACAAAGACAAAGATAAAGAAAGGGAATATAATAGTACGATGATTCTGAATTCGATACCAAAGATGACTCACCCGCTCGGCAAGGGGTGGAGCCAACCAAGTCGCAAGGATATTGTCTTCGATGGCGATACCGCATACATGAATGAGGCAACGCTAAGTGCCTTGTCGAATTATCAGTTTTCAGATCCTACGGGAGTTTATGAAGGCAAGATGTGGCGGCGTGGTCGAACGCTGTGCTGGTTTAGTCCTGGAAAAACGGAAAACACCTGCAAGATGAATACTATGCCTATCGTTCTTTGGGGCGAAAAGACTTGATAGATTACGCCACCAAGACGAGCAAGTTCACAGCAAAACGGCGCGTTGCTTGGCGCGCCTATGAGCAGATCGCGCCCTGCAAGATATTCCTTCCTACTCGCCCGCAGGCGGACTTCGCAGCCGCGGTCGGGAACTGCCTGCAGACAGGACACCGCATCTTCGGCCTAGATTCTGGCAACGGCACGGGCAAAACCACCATCCTGCAAAACATCCTGCTGAATATCATTTACGGCAGGTGCAACATCTACAACGAAGCCAGGGACATGGACGATGGTACAGTCTTCGAAGGCGGGTTCTTCAATGGCGAACTGTACCGCCGCTGGCCTGCAGGCTGGCCGCGTCTGATCTGGTACATCTCTCACGGTGATGTCCTGAAAGAAACGATTACCGAGCTCGAGAAGTGGGCGATACCAGGGACGTATAACAAAAAGGCCGAAGGGCACCAGAAGCACCCAGGTGCGATTGATTTCGGCGGGCTGGAAGACCAGTACGACTTCAGCTTGAACGGCTGGAGCATGAGCCTGAAGACCATCGACCAGGCCAAAGAGGCTTTCCAGGGGGCGAACGTTGGCATTGCGGTGATCGATGAACGCTGCTATGAGTGGCAGTACAACTACATCCTGCGCCGTCTGCGCCGTGGCGGCATCCTGATTCACACTGCGACCCCGATCGGCGACACGGCATATTTCTACGATCGAATCGTCGACAAGGTGGGTACGGAGCCGGACAAGTGGCACCAGCGGGTATCGCTCTTTACGAATGCGGTCGAAGGGGAGTATGAGTTGCCCGGGCAGGTGGATGAGAAGACAGGCAAGCCGATAGTTTTCAAGTCTGGTGGTAAATGGGATCTGGGGGCCTTTGGGCAGCATCCGAAGGGGAACTTGCCGAAGGCCGAAGTGCAGTTCCAGATTAATAACTGCCCACAGGATGAGATAGAGCCGGTAATTCTTGGAATGCCCCGTTACAACGTTGGAGTCATTTATCCTGGATATTCTCTCAACAAAGACAAGATATTGCGTAAGTTACCGTGGGAGTCGGTTACAAACTATCCGATTTACCGGATGATCATCGATCCTCACGACACCTTCCCGCCTGCCGTGGTTTGGGTTCGCATCGATCGGTTTGGTCGGCGTTACTACTTCAGGGAGTGGCCGAGTATTCACGACACGCAGTATGGACGCAGGCTGTTTCATGAGATCAAGCATATCGGCACCTACGACCTGATTGACTTCTGCAAGTTTTTCATCGAGATTGAACGCGAGTGGAGAATCCCCCAGGACCGCATACAGCGAATTATGGACCCGAACTTTGGGCTCAAGCCTTCATCCGTCCCAGGTGTGCAGACTTATGTTCTTGAGTACGTGAAAGCATCGGCTACGGCCTATAGGCAGCTTGGATACAGGGGTGATCGTCAGTTTTCATTCATCACCAAAGTCAATGACAGCCTGAACTATGGGCACCGCAAGGTTGCCGATGCCCTGCAGCAAAAGGTGTCGGGCGATATGTACGTGACGGTTTCCCCTGAGTGCGCGAACATGGACATCGCGTTGCGCAAATACAAGCGCCTGGATGTGCCGCCGACCTATGCAGAAAAGCACGGCGAGGCTCGAGAGGGTAAGCACGGCGTAGAGGTTGAGAAGAAGTACAAGGGGTTTGCTGATTTGATCCGCTACGATCACGTCGTGCCCCTGAGTATGCCAGAAGCCAAGCGTGGCGCGCCAATGTCTGGCGATGACTACGGGCAAATGAACGAAGATGAACGCTCCGGCGAACGCACAGTCGGGGCAGATGATGAACCAGTAGGCGAAGCGAGGCCATTGTTTTGAAAGACTCTAAGATTACCGCTGTTGCAGTTATATTCGATGAACAGAGGGGCCAGATATTCATGCTGAACAGGACAGATGGCAATTACTGGTGCCTGCCTGGCGGCAAGGCATTGTATGGAGAACACCCTGTTCAGTGTCTAAAACGTGAAGTCCTAGAGGAAACCGGAATCCATGTCAATGACTATGAGCTCATTGGAATTCACACCGCGTTTTGGGATGAAGAACATTGGGTTAAGCCGACTTATCTAGTCAGAAGCTGGACAGGTGAACCGAATATCATGGAGCCGGAAAAGTTTGATCAGTCGGTATGGTTTCAAACTGCAAACTTCCAATTTGATATCATCCGCTGCATGTTTCCACCCTGTTTTGATATGTTCTACGGTGATAGCGATGTATCTAAGGCTCTACGCCGATTGACCAACATTCAGCAATATTAGGGCACAAATAATCGCATCGGCTGGATTTGAAATCCTACCAGGGGTTTTATAGCCGATATCTGGCCGATGCACTTGCCCTTTTCAAAAAAATCCTTGACACTTTCCCGCAGTATTCCGTACATTCCCGCGTTACCTGATGTTTTCTTCCATCCTGGATCTAGGGGCAAGGTTTGATCGATCCTTGCCCCGTCCTTTTTACGCAAAACGGTGACTTATGGGCGTAGAAGACTAACAGAGACGGTTAAAAGCAGATGGCACTTCTAGCATCCCCCGAACAAATAGCCGAACTTGAAAAAGATGTTGATTGGAAGACGATCAAGTTACCTGGTGCAATTGTTCGCATTGGCAAGATGACGGAAGAAAAAGCCATACGCCTGCAGGAGCTATTGAACGGAGATAGAGTTTACAAGGAATCGGACTAGCTCTTTTTTATGTCAGGAAGAAAGATAGAATTACGCCGCGATGAAGAGCAGCAGCTGATAGGCAAGTATGTCAACCTGTTCCGAAACACCGGCGAAGCAATTCAGGATCACTTCAACGAAATCGAAGAGGGCTATGATTACATAGCCTCTCGCCAGTACAACAGAAAGCGCCGCGACTACTATCGGTCGCAAGAGCGCCCTGCCCGTTCATTCAACGTTATTTTCCCTTCCGTTGCCGCAGTTCTAGGCGACTTCCTCTTCACCGACCAGGACATGAAGGTGCGGCCGATGCCAGGCGGCACTCAGTACCTAGCAGACCTATTCCAGCAAATTGTTGATCAGATCAACATCGACGGTGATATTCGACAGCACTTCAGTCGGTCGGCACTGGCAGGCATGATCAAGCAGGGTTTTATCTACCCGCACTTTTCAACCGAAAAGCATATCGATGGAGCTGTCACGATCACGGACGAAGACGAGTTCGACGTGATGTTTGACCCGCGCAGCCGTGACTACTACTTCGATGATGCGGCTTTCATGTTCCGTTCGAAGTGGTGGAGCAAGGAAACTCTCATGCGAAGGTTTCCACACCTACGCAGCTACCTTGACACTAACCTGAAGGACAGTCTTGAAGAGGCGTTTTGGGAACATGCGCCGATGCGGGATATCGCCCACCTTGCTCGATCGCCGCTGTTCATCGATGAAAAGGCTGGTCTGTACCGCGTGGTGGAAGTGCGCGTCCTGGAGTGGGAAGACAGCCAGGTATTTGTTGATCTCGAAACTGGCAATATGGAGCAGTTCTATCTTGACGGCGCAAAGGCAGACTTGTTCCGCTTGGCTCACCCGCAGGGGCGTATCGTCCGGCGACCTGCCAAAGCCAAGAAGATGTTTACTTTCATCCCTTCCCTGATGTCTGTTCTTGACTATCGCTACCTGGAGAACCAGGACCAAACGCACGATATCATCGGCTTTTGTGGCTACAATTTCGGCAAGTACAATCATCTCAACTACGGGTTATTCCGGCACCGCAAGGATCCGCAGGACGACTTCAACGATCACAGGAACATCGGCCTGGACATCCTGAACAAGATGTCGGACCCTGGAATGCTGGTGAAACCCGAAGGGCTCAAGAACCCCAACGAGTTTATAAGCCATCGCAGGCGACCCGGGAACATCGGCAAGGTTCGAACGGAATGGGATCTAAGCGATGTCGCAAAGACGCTTGAGTTCACCAGGATACCGCAGGGTATGCTTGATCAGTCCGAGCGCGATGTTGATTTCTTGCTGAAGGTTATCGGACCGTCCCTGAATTTCTTCGGTATTGAGCAGACATCCCAAGAGAACGCATCGCTTTTTGCGCAACGTGTGCGTGAGTCGAAGAAAGCCCTGCAAACAATCTACGAAAATTGGAAGAACAGCAAAAAGCGTGCGTACCAGAAGGTCATTCGCTTGATTCAGCTGAACTACTCGGAAGAGAACTACTACCGCGTCCTGGAAAAAGAAGGCGGCATGCCGATCGACATTCCCATCAACACCAACGAGATGAACCAGATAGGCATCGGCAGGTACGAGATATTTCCCGACACGCATGATCGCAGTCCGTTGGGCAGGGTGTTACGTTTCTTCGAGAAAGATCAGCTTGTAGCGCGCATCGCCGAGATGTACGGCCCAACGGCGATCGATCCGCAATGGTGGCTCGAGGATGCAGGGGTCGGCGACATGAGCAAGGTTATCGAGCGCATTGAAGGGTCGATAACCTGCTCATGATCGTGACTGGGAAAC